GAAATGTTGCAACCAATGATCCAAACCGAAAGCGTTTCAATAGTAGAAGAAATTAAAAATTTTGGTGAGGGTAACCCACAACCGCAACATAGCGAAAACATTTACCAAAATTATTACGTTAATCAAGTTAGTGGAGTTAAGCGTATGGGCGTGCCTTACACTATTTAATTTTACTTTCACCTTCAATAAAATACAATGGCAAATTATAAAGTAGGAGCCGAAATTATAAATTACGACGTAAACTTTACAACATATGATGTAAGCGGTTACGTTACAAGTGACTGTAACAGTATTCTTTTTATCAATTACGGATCTAATGCCGTACAGATTGAAAGCGTTACGCTGCAACAAAATCAAAGTTTACAAATAGAAGGCAACCAGGGCGAATTTACAACGCGCCGCTTTTTTGCCAACTTTATTAATTCAGGGGGCTTTAATAACCTGGTAACCGTTAAGAAAAATTATATATCATAATGCCAGCAATAGATTTATCCATATTAAACCAAAGACAAACGCCAGCTTTTTACGCTGACGTTTTTGCCAATAGGCCCGCAGCTGGTTTTGTTGGTAGGATCTTTGTGAGTACAAATACATTTGCATTTTACCGCGATAACGGTACTGGCTGGGATCTAATCGGCGGCCCTGGTACTGGTACAATTACTGGTACTGGTACAGCAAATAGTTTTACAATCTTTACTGGTGCTAGCACTATTGGAGATAGCAGTTATTTAACGCAATCTGCAAATGCAATTAATGTTGCTAGTGCAGATATTTATTTACCAGCAAATAATACTGTTGGCGGTACAAATTACGGTTTGTATCAAGTTATGGCCACTAATGATTATTGGAAAATTTATGGAAATACCCAAACTGCAATTGATCAAGGAGAGTTAGTTTTTGAAATAGGTGATAATGGAACTCCTGGCGCAGCAGATAGATTTAGATTTACAATTCAAGACACAAGTGGGGGAACTGATAAAGATTTATTAACCCTTGATTTTGATGAAAGTAATTTTAATACAAATTTAATTGTTTCAAGTGGAAATAATTTAGGAGTAGGCGTTAGCGTACCTAGTGGATTAATTCATGCAGACGGTGGAGCCAGTGCAGCAAGAATGATTATTGATGCTGATAATGGAATAGCTAGAATATTTAGTTTTAGAACTGATAATTTGCCACGCTGGGCGTTAAGAGTTGACGGAACAGAAACTGGATCTAATGTTGGTGGCGATTTTTCAATAAGAAGATATGATGATACTGGTGCTTTTGTTGAAGCACCTTTAATAATAACTAGATCAACTGGGCAAAGTACATTTGCAAAAAAGGTAGTTATTGAAAATAATGCGGGTGATCAAAATTTACAAATTGTTAGCACAACAGCGCCAAGTATAAGATTAGATAATATTCAAATTGGTGCAACAAAGCGCGCTGGTTTAGGTATTTCAACAGCTACAAACAATTTTATCCAGGGTAGTGCAGATCGCGACTTTTGTATATTTAATGGATCTACAACAGCAAGCCCTATTTTATTTGGTGTTTATGCCACTACAAACGTACAAGAAGCAGCTAGAATTAGTTCATTAGGTAATTTATTAGTAAATACAACTGTTGATAACGGAAAAGATTTTCAGGTATCTGGAACTGGTAGCGTTAGTAGTAGTTTTAGTATGGTAAGCGGACAAATTGGTGGCCCAGCTAGTTATAATGAGCCTAACGGTACAAATGGAACTTTGCAATTTGGTAATTATACTGGCGGTTATTTAACTGGAAATATTGATAACTATATTTATAAGATTAGCGGTGCAATAGGTAGTGTAGCAGCACAATCATTAATATTTCAAACTAGAAGTGATGTTGCTTCTGGTGGTTTTGCTTTTATTGCTGGAACTACTCCTTCACCTGTTTTTAGAATTAATAGTAGTGGTGAAGGTACATTTACAGGTAGAGTAACTGCTGGAAGTATGTTATTAGGTGAAATAATATCCAGTTATTCAGTAATTGAAAGTACTGGTGGCAACGGTATATGGTTAAGACCTGGCGGAATTTCAAGCCCAGGCGGATTATATGCTGCAACTAATGGGAATGTTTTAATAGGCACAACAACAGACGCGGGGCAAAAGTTACAAGTTAATGGAAATTCGTATTTAAATGGATATTTATTAGTTGGAACTTCAACTAGTGGTGGTTATAAGTCAGAATTTTACGGCGGTGATAATTATACAATGTTAATTAATCAAAATTCTGGCGTAACTAGTTCTATACCATTAAGCATTAATCATTTTGCATCAAGTGGGGCAATAAGATTAATAGTATTTTCATCTGCTGCTACCGAAGTAGGATCTATTACAACAAATGGTACTACTACTTCTTATAATATTATGTCTGATTATAGATTAAAAGAAGATTTAAAAGATTTTAATGGTTTATCATTAATTAATTCTATTAAAACTTATGATTATAAACTAAAATCAAATAATGAAAGAATGTTTGGAGTATTAGCGCACGAATTACAAACTGTTTTACCTTATTCGGTAACTGGTGATGTTGACGGTGAAAATTACCAAGGCGTAGATTATTCTAAAATTGTTCCTTTGTTAGTTAAAGCTATTCAAGAACTTAATACTAAAATAGAAAACTTAAAATAATATGAAACAAATACAACCTATTTCAATTTGGGTAAACGGCGCAAATCAAACCGCAACCCTATTTAGCTTAATTATCATTAATGATAATCTAACTAACAGCGCGACATTTTACTGGCAGTTATTAGACGCGGACGCTAGTAAATTAGCAGATGGAAATTTAACAATCGGTGAGCCTGATTATGATGTATGGGGATCAACGGCAGACGTTAACCAGGCAGCATACGACTGGGCCGCTAGTAAGTTAAATATTACACTAGTTTAATTAATCTTTTAAATACAAAACCAATGGAAACCAAACAAGCACTTGCAATCATCAAACAAATTTTAGACGCAGCTAGCAAAAGCGGTTTATTTGAAAACTTAACGGCAGCAATGACAGCGGCCGACGCTTACAATGCTATTGCTCGTGAAATATTAAAAGAAGAAAATGGCGACGGATCTGTTATTTAGTATTTGCATTTTTATTGCCGCTGGCGGTGGCTTTTATTTTACAACCAAAAACAGGTTAGATAAAATAGAAAGGGATCTATCCAGACATAACAATACTAATACCGAAATATTAGATAGATTAGCGCGCATTGAAACAAAACTTGATTTTGTAACTAAAATGTAACAATATGTTTAAGAACTGGAAAACTAGCTTATTTGGCCTAGGGGCTGTAATTAGCGGAATAGCAACAGTATTAAAAGGCGACGTGCCAACTGGCGTTACAGCCATATTAAGCGGCCTAGGTTTATTTGCAGCAAAAGACGCTGACATCAATTTAAATAACCGTCCATAATGACAAGCCAGGCTAAAAAATACCTGGTTATTGGAGTTGTGGCGTTAATCTTATTAAGTAGCACAATGGCAATAGGGGCAAAGGCTGAGGAACTTATTAAAAAGTTTGAAGCCGACGACATCAATAAGTATTTAGACGCTTATATTGATCCAGTAGGTATACCTACAATCGGATACGGATCTACCTATAATTACGACGCAAAACGTAAAGTTAAACTAGGTGATAGCATAACAGTTGAAAAGGCTATTGAGTGGCTTAGAAAAGAAACTAAAACTATTGCCCCCCAGATCAAAGCCCTAGTTAAAGTACCAATAAACCAAAACCAGCTTGACAGCCTTACAAGTTTTGTGTACAATGTAGGTATTGGAGCCTTTAAAAGTAGCACTTTATTAAGGCTACTTAATAGCGGCGCACCTAAAAGCGAGGTAGCGGCCCAATTTGATCGCTGGAATAAAGGAACGGTAAATGGCCAAAAAGTAATTTTACCAGGCCTAGTAAGGCGCAGAAGTGAAGAAAAAGCACTATTTTTAGCATAAGCAAGCAAGTTGGTTAGATAAATTTCAATGGTCTAGTACAAAAAAGGAAGCCT